ACTCCGAACTTTCGGGACAGTTGCTTGAAGTCGTCCGAAATCCAGCAATGCAACACGCCGTCGCGAAACTCCGTATCAGCGACTTGCGAACCGTAAGCCTCCAAGGTTTTCCACTCGGCAGAAAATTTCTGTTTTTTGGCTTCCGACCAATTGACTGTGTGTCGCGCCATCTTGTCCAAGTCGCGCTCGTAATCCATTCGCAGCGTGATTTCTTGCGTCGCCATCAGTCCGACCTCCTGTTTGCCGTGAATTCCAGCCCGCGCTTTCGCCCGATTTCCTTGATCCCAGAAATATCGTAATTCTCACCGTCTAACGTGATCCGGTCAGAAGGCAGCACCGCCGCCGTACCGTCATGCCAAAGCGTTCGAAACCGCGTGGTCACTTGCGCATCAATCTCGCCCGCTTTCCAGCGTTCGCCGTCCGACACGTCCTGTTTTTCCGCCCATTCGGACCCGGCCCAAGTCCCGACCGTAAGCGCCGCCCATGCCTCAGACTGCCCGCCGAAAGCGTCAGTCGCCCCGCCGTTGCGCTGGAAGGTGATAAGGCGGTCTCGCTTGCCGGGTTGCATCAGAACAAACCCCGCGCCGATCTGGACGCTGCCAAAAGCGACTGAAAGGCAATCGTCATCTGGCTTGCGCCTTCATGTTCCGCAGTGCGCTGGTCATAAAGGCCAGAGAAAAACAGAGCCACAGCCTCGCGCGCCGTTTGTGGAACGTCTGCCGATGTATCGCCATAACCAGCGAGATAAGTGATTTGCACCGCGTCCTCGCGCGTGTCAGTCGATGGCAGCGAGACGCCCTCTACCAAATACACGCGGCCATCTGTCAGGCGGTAGTTTTCAGCAGCGAATGTCGTCAAGACGCCGTCGGTATAGTATTCGAAACCGGAAATAGACTGAACTGGCTCAATCGGAAGGCGTAACCCGTTTTCCCATTCATCGCTTGCAAGGGTCAGCTTCCAAGTCTGTGTAATAAGCGCCTGCCCCGTCACGCCATCGCGGGCGTCGAAATAAGCCGTTGCCGCCGCCACATAGCCATCAATCAAGGTATCCTCCGCGCTGCTTGTCACGCGCAGTTGGTCTTTCGCCTGCTCTGTCGTGAAAAGCGGCGTTGCTGGGGCTGTGACTAGCGTGGAAAACATCACTTTTTCTCCGGAGCGTTCTTGTGGGCCTTGCGGGATGCAAGCGCGCCAAGTTCTTCGGCGATCACTTCCAACCAGGCAGGGCATTCTTCGCCAGCTTCAAACCACTGTGGGTAAACTTCACCCGGCGAAACCGCGTAAACTCTTTCTTTGAGTTTTGGCATTATGAAACCTCCTAAGGGATGGGCGGGCCATTACAGCCCGCCCGATTGGTTAAGACGCGGCAACCTTCAAAAGCTTGATCGCGTTAGTGTCTTTGAGCTTGCCACCGACCCGCTTAAACATGATGTAGCGGATGTATCCGGGTTTCGTGACCTCATCGCGTACGATGCCCATGCCCACGCGGTCAGCGATCAGATATCCCCGCTGGAAGTCCCCGAAAGCGACGGGAAAGGCATTGGCCCCAACGTTTGGCATGTCCTCGGCCACAGTGACAGGGAACCCGCCAATCGTGTCAGGTACGCCAAGAGCCGCCGAATAGTTCAGCAGCGCGCGCCCGTCACTGTCCCGAACATTGGCGAGCGTTGCCATTGTCAGAGAGTTCATCACAAAACGCGCAGAAGGACGATAACCTGCCTTCAAGCCGTAAGTGATCGTGTTGAACGTGGTGAAGGGATTGGACGCAAGCGCAGCCGCTTGGCCTGTCGGGATGTATTGCAACGTTCCGAATGCGCGGGATGCGTCGGCAGTAGTCACCGGCGTCGGGCCAGCGAGAAAGCCTGTCGGCTTGTTAGTGCCGTCACCAGAGACAAAAGCAAGACCCTCTGCAATCGCAAATTGGTCACGCGCAGAACTGGCGATCCATCCCTCGACATCGAAGAACAAGTCTTCAAGCGAATGCCGTGATGCCTCCGGCTTGGCAGCGATCTCGCCAAAAGTAGGGGCGCATTCGCCAATGTTGGGCGTGCCCGTCTGGCTGCGCGAAGTGACTTCACCAACCCATTCTGTCGCGAAACCGTTCAGATCCACCAATTCTTTGTAGTCTGGCGTGCCGACCTGCACAACGCGGGCAATCTGGCGAATGGGCGAAATGTCCTGAACCTGCTTGGCAATGTCCGTCGAGATCAACTCAGGCAGAGCATACCCGCCAGAACCCGCCGTCGATGTGCGAACATCTGTGGCCTTGGCCTGTAGTTCATACATTTTTGACTGCAAGGCCGGGTTGCCGGGGTTGCGGATGAACTCAATAAACGCCTCTTTATATTCATCGGCCTGTTCGGTCTTCGCCAGCCCACCAGGACGCGCAGCTTTTGTTTCGACTTCGGCAAGGCGCGTCTCAAGAGCCTTTTGAGCCAATTCAGCCTCTTGTTTGGCTGCAATATTAGCCGCAAGATCGCCTTGCATACGTTTCATTTTTTCCTCTGCCAAAACATCAGCAGATTTCAGTCCGTCCACCTCGGCGCGCAACGCCTCAATGGTTTTGTTGCCCTCAGTGATGAGGGTCTTGATATCGTCGTGTTCCATTTTGGACACTCCTAAGCAAAGATTAAAGAGAGCAGCGCGCCTTGAGAAGCGCCGCGATTTCTTCGATGCCTTCGCCAGCGTCCTGCGTGGCCTTGATTGCATCAAACCCGCCAGCCATAAGCTGACGAGCAACAGAGCGGGCAAGCCCAGCGTCCTGCGTGAGCAGCCGCTCTACGTCACGTCTCGACATATCAGCGGCTTTTACTGCGTCGATCCGTGTCATTTCGTTCATGGGGAAAGTCACCAGAGACACCTCCCAAAGATCCGCCTTTTCAATCAAACGCGCACCGTTCATTGCCTTTGTTTTGATTGCACGGTAACCGATTGAAAGACCATCAATAGCCCCGGCCTTGACCAGTTCGTGAGCATCTTTCCCGGCCTGAATTGTCGTCAACAAGCGACCTTTGACGCGCAGCCCTTTTTCGTCGTCTGCCATTTTATCCCAGACACCGATAACGGAATAAGGGTCATGCTGTGAAAGCATTTTGACCTTGCGACCACTTGCGAGGCTATCCGCAAAAGCCCCGGCCATAACAATATCGCCGCCGTTGTCTTTATTGCCGTAAAAAGAGCCGTAGCCCTCAATCATGCCAGCGTCATCGGCTTTCCATTCGATATCGACGTGCTTAAATTCCATCCGTAGGCCCTCCGGGGTCCATTGCACCGCGCGAAACTGCGTTCGCGTAATCCTCATCAATCGGGTTTAATCCGACTTCCACGCGGATTTCGTTTTGAGTCATCCAAGCAGGGCCGCCGCCAGCGCCAAGTGCCTTGGCGTAATATTCGGCCTGATCCTTGAAGTCCCCGCGCAGCAGGTTTCTTTCGTCCAAATCAACCCGCAGCCCACTGTCATGCCCCAAGAGGTCGCGGGTCGCGGCCTGCTCCCACCGCTCAATCCACGGCCCAAGCGTGTGAATGACGTGATTCCGAAACATCTGCTCCGCACTGGCGAAGGTTGCGGCCTTGTCGGCCTGCATCAGCATAATCGGCTGCACTCGAAACACGCGGGCAATCTCTTCGATCTGCAAACGCCGCGTCTCAATGTATTGCGCGTCCACACTGGTCATGGTCATAGATTGGAACTTTGCATCACCGTCCAGAATAGCAATTCCGCCGTCGCCGTTCGGCCCATATTTTTCTTTCCACGTATCGCGCAGTTTTTCTTTCGTTTCAGGCTTCAAAGGCATGGCAAACGACAACACTCCCGATGGCTTGCCACCGTTCCCGGCCAGTTTTGCCTGTTGTTTTTCAAGCGCCCTTGAAAGCCCTATGGCTTCACGTGCCTGTCGAACCGCTGGCAACGCCTGAAATCCGTCAAGAGACGGACCTCGAAGGTAAAACACTTGCGAAAGATCAAAATAACCATGCGACTTGTCCGCGTAATCAACGCGGATTTTAAGCGTCCAGTCCGGTTCTTGCTCGATAGTCCATGAACCCGCAGGAACAGGCAATAATTCGCG